CCCAAGCGCAGAGAATTTTTTAGAAACGCCTCGGGGGTGTGTGCACCCGCGGGCGAAGAAAGACAGAGGTGAGAGAGATGGGAAGACCGGCCAAATCGGTGAAGGTGGCCACGGGAGCCAGGGCCAAGGAGGAAGTGGCGCTCCGGCAGGAGATCGAGGAAAACCTGCGGGGCGGCACCGGAATGCCGGCCCCTCCGGACTGGCTGACGGAGGAGCAGCGGGCGCTGTTCAACCGGATCGTGACCCAGTACATGGACGCGGACATCCTGGCGGCGCTGGACGCCGTGAGCCTGGCCCAGTTCTGCGTGGCCGTGGACCGGCTGCAGTACATCGAGACGGAGATCAACAGGAGCCCCGAGCTTCTCAACAACCGGGAGTTCATGAACGCCCGGCGGGGGTATGAGTCCACCATGTGGCGGGGGTGCACGGAGTTCTGCCTCTCGCCCCAGGCCAGGGCCAAGATCGGCAGCCTGGCGGTGGCGAAGCTGCGGGATTCCGAGGACCCGCTGGCGGCGGCGCTGGGAGGGCTGTGACCATGGCGGAACTGAAGGGATGCCCTCTTTGCGGTCAGCCCGTCCGGGTATGGCCCCGGCAGGGCTACGGGGTCGTCACGGTGCTGGAGTGTGAAGCGTGCCAGGTGCGGTTTGTCATCAGCTTCGCAGCGTCGGAGACCGGGCCGGACCTTTGCAGGACCTGGAACAGGAGGGATAAGCCATGATCTCCAAGGACCATCCGGCGTATGGGTACGCCAAGGGGGTGGTGGACGGGAAGATCAGGGCGCCGAAGTACGTGGTGCTCCAGTGCTCGGAGTTCCTGTTCGTGGCCAGGGGGAAGTCAGAGCGCTACATCCTGGACACGGAGAAGCTCCAGACGGTGGAGAACTTGCTGGGCCTGCTGGTGATGGCCAAGGGCCTGAAGGCCCACCAGCCGGTGAAGGAGGCCCTGGCGGGCTTCCAGTGGCTGTTCATCGTTGCGGTGCTGTGCATCGTGCACCGGGACAACCGGTCCAAGCGGCGGTATGAGACGGCCATCCTGGAGATCTGCCGGAAGAACGGCAAAACCTTCTTGGTGGCGATTCTGTTCATCCTCCTGCTGCTGACGGAGCCCAAGTTCTCCAAGTTCTACTCCGTGGCCCCGGATGGGAGCCTCTCCCGGGAGGTCAAGACCGCCATCGAGGAGATCATCAAGTCCTCCCCTGCCCTGGTGGGCAAGTACCGGGGCAGGGAGAAGTTCAAGATGCTCCAGACCTCCATTACCTGCAACATCACGGAGACCACCTACACGCCCCTGGCCTACTCCAACGGCCATCTGGACGGCAAGCTGCCGTCGGTGTTCCTGGCTGACGAGGTGGGAGCCCTGCCCAACGCCTACGCCCTGGAAGCCATGCGGTCCGGCCAGCTGACCATCCTCAACAAGCTGGGCTGCGTCATCTCCACCAAGTACCCGAAGCTCAAGAACCCATTCGAGGACGAGGTGGCCTACGCCAAGAAGGTGCTGGACGCCGTGGTGGAGGACGACACCCTGTTTGCCCTGCTCTACGAGCCGGACGACGGGACCCGGTGGATGGACGACGACCTGATCCTGATGCACGGGAATCCCCTGGCCCTGGAGGTGCCGGAGATCTGGGAGGACCTGCTGCAGAAGCGGCAGCAGGCCATCGAGGTGGAGGCAAGGCGGGAGAACTTCCTGTGCAAGCACTGCAACATCATCTACCAGGGCGCCGGCACGGAGACCTACATCCCCATCCAGGACGTGATCGCCTGCCGGCAGGAGACCATCGACTGGGAGGGCCGGGAGGTCTATCTGGGGGTGGACCTGTCCATGACCAGTGACAACACGGCGGTGGCCATGGTTGCCTGGGACGAGGCCGAGGAGAAGATGCTGGCCAAGGTCATGGCCTTCATCCCCGAGGGCCGGATGGACGAGAAGTCCCGGACGGAGAAGACCGACTACCGGGCCCACGTCCGGAACGGCGCCTGCATCCCCTGCGGAGACCGGACCATCGATTACAGCGTGGTGGAGGACTGGGTCTTCGACCTGGAGGAGCGGTTCGGCGTGACCGTGCTGGGCATCGGCTTCGACCGGTACAACGCTCTGAGTTCGGCCCAGAAGTGGGAGAACGGCAGGACCGGGGACGGGAACGGCTATCCCGTCTGTGAGGTGCGGCAGCACTCCTCGGTGCTCCACCCGGCCACCAAGTGGCTGCTGGAGCTGGTGACCAACGGGCAGTTCGCCTATGAGAAGAACGCCCTGCTGGAGGAGAACTTCGAGAACGCCCGGTGCACCTTCGACACCAACCTGAACCGATACGTCAACAAGAAGAAGTCCAGCGGCAAGGTGGACATGGTGGTGGCCCTCATCAACGCGGCCTATATGCTCCAGCAGAACACCATGTTCGACGAGGCCATCGACTGGGCCGTGCAGGTCATCTGACGGCCCCTTCGGCCTTCTCCCGGGCGGGAATGATATGCCCGCCCGAGGCATTCTCTTTCTCTCTATTCGGTATGCCCGGGTGCCGGGGGATTATCCCTCCTGTCCCTCCGGCGTCCGGGAGAGGGCCGAAACCGATACTGGTGCCCGGATCGGGCACGGAGGTGAGCAATTTGGCATTTTGGAACAGAAAGCCGGAGGCCCGGGCTGACGGGGTGGTGGAGGTGGAGGAAACCCTCCTGAAGGCCCTGCTGAACAGCCGGACGGTGACCAGGGAGATGGCCATGTCCATCCCCACCATCGCCGGGGCCATCGACATGATCGGGGCGGTGATCGCCTCCACGCCGGTGAAGCTCTACCGGGAGACCGGGGAGGAGACCCAGGAGGTCCCCGACGATCCCCGGGTGCGGCTCCTCAACGACGAGACCGGGGACACCCTGACCCCCAACGAGTTCTGGCGGGCCATGGTGCGGGACTACTACCTGGGCAAGGGCGGCTTCGCCTACATCAACCAGCCCTTCGGGCGGATGAAGAGCATCCACTACGTCAGTGAGGACCTCATCAGCGTGACCAGGAGCCCCGACCCCATCTTCAAGACCTACTTCATCCAGGTGGACGGGACCAGGTACTACCCCTTCCGGTTTTTCCGGATCCTGCGGAACACCAGGGACGGGATGACGGGGGTGCCCATCACCAAGGAGAACCCGGAGCTCATTGAAACGGCCTACGAGGCCCTGCTCTTTGAGCGGTCTCTGCTGAAACGGGGCGGGGCCAAGAAGGGCTTCCTGAAGGCCGAGCGCAAGCTGGAGCAGGGCATCCTGGACAAGCTCAAGGAGGGCTTCCGAAGCCTGTACTCCAACAACACGGAGAACACCATCGTCCTCAACGCCGGGGTGGACTTCAAGGAGGCGTCCGCCACCAGCGTGGAGATGCAGCTGAAGGAGAACAAGGAGGCCAACGCCGCGGACCTGGCCAAGCTCTTCCACATCCCGCCGGAGGTGCTGGCAGGGAAGGCCAGCGAGGCCGACGCCTCGGCCATGGCCAGGCTGGCGGCCATCCCCCTGATGGCGGTGATCCAGTCCAGCCTGAATCGGGACTTCCTGCTGGAGGACGAAAAGGGGACCCACTACTGGGCCTTTGACACCAAGGAGCTGCTGAAGGGCAGCCTGAAGGAGCGGTACGAGGCCTATAAGACGGCCATCGACGGCAACTTCATGCAGATCGACGAGGTGCGGTACGCCGAGGACATGAAGCCTCTGGGCCTGAGCTGGGTCCGGCTGGGCCTCCAGGACGTGCTGTATGACCCCGACACCAAGACAGTGTACACGCCGAACACGGGTCAGACCGCGACCCTGCGGGAGGCGTCTCTGCATCTGAATCCAGCGGAAGGAGGTGAGGAAGGAAGTGCAGATTGAAGTCAGATCTGACACCGAGGCCAGGATCACGGGCTACGTCAACGCCACGGAGAAACTCAGCCGGCCGGTGATCACGCCCCACGGCAAGGTCATCGAGGTCATCGAGCCCCGGGCCTTCGGCGAGGCCATCGCCGCGGGCTGGGACAGCATCACCCTGAACGTGGACCACGACAAGGGCAGCGTGTACGCCCGGACCTCGGACGGGACCCTGACCCTGACAGAGGACGCCATCGGGCTCCACGCCGACGTCCTGATCCGGGACCCTACCCTGATCGCACTGGCCAGGGAGGGCAGGATCCGGGGCTGGTCCTTCGGGATGTACAACGTCCGGGACGAGCTGGAGCAGCGGGCCGACGCCCTGCCCATCCGGCACGTCAAGGGCATGGACCTGGACCACGTGTCCCTGATCGTCAATCAGACCCCGGTCTACTCGGCCACCTCCGTGGAGGTGAGAGCAGACGCGGACGTCTGGAGCGAGGTGCGGTCCCTGGAGGACAGCGCCCAGGTGACGGACAAGACCCCCAAGGAAGACCCCAAGCCGGCGTATGACAACGCCACCTATCACAACAGAGCCGACGCGCTCGCAAAGAAAGGATGATTGCAATGACCAACCTGAAGAAGCTGATGGAAAAGCGGGTTGACCTCTACGCCCAGCTGACCGCCCTCCCCGCCGCCGCCGACACCGAGACCCGCTCCATGACCGAGGAGGAGAAGGCCCAGTTCGACAAGCTGGAGAAGGAGATCCAGGACATCGACGCCACCATCGAACGGGAGGACCGGGCCCTGAAGCTGCAGTCCATGGAGCCCGCGGGCACCGAGACCCGCTCCAGAGAGGCCGCCGAGGAGCTGGCCTTTGTCAACTACGTCCTGGGCAAGTCTGAGGAGATGCGCGCCGGGGAGCAGAACGTGGACTGGAATAACAACAACGGCGCCATCGTCCCCGTCTCCATCGCCAACCGGATCATCAAGGAAGTCAAGGACCGCTGCCCCATCCTGGCAGGGGCCACCATGTACTCCGTGAAGGGCACCCTGAAGGTCCCCGTGTGGGGCGGGGCCGGCACCAACAGCGCCCATAATATCGCCGTTGGCTATCAGACGGAGTTCACTGACATCACCGCCGACGCCGGCAAGTTCACCAGCGTGGACCTGGGCGGCTATCTGGCCGGGGCACTGACCCTGATCGGCCGGAGCGTGGAAAACAACGCCCAGTTCTCCGTCCTGAACTTCATCGTGACCCAGATGGCCGAGGAGATCGCCACCTGGATCGAGGGTCAGCTGCTCAACGGCACCGGCTCCAACGCCGCCACCGGCGCCCTGACCTGCGCCAACGGCATGACCGCGGCCGCTGCCGCGGCCGTCACCGCCGACGAGCTCATCGAGCTGCAGGCCAAGGTGAAGCAGGCCTACCAGGCCAACGCCTGTTGGACCATGCACCCGGACACCTTCACCGCCATCAAGAAGCTGAAGGGCCAGGACCTGCACTATCTGCTCCAGGATGACTTCAGCCAGGACTTCCCCTATCGCCTGCTGGGCAAGCCGGTGTATCTCTCCGACAACATGCCCACCATGGCCGCCGGCAAGAAGGCCATCCTGTACGGCGACTACAGCGGCCTGTCCGTCAACTTCCGGGAGAACGTCTCCGTGGAGGTCCTGCGGGAGCTGTACGCCACCAAGCACGTGCTGGGCGTGGTGAGCTGGTTCGAGTTCGACAGCAAGATCACCGAGCCCCAGAAGCTGGCCGTGCTGACCATGAAGGCGTCCTGATATGAGGACTCCGTCGGAACTGACGCCCTATCAGCTGGCGCACTTCGCCCACCTGTGCTTCGATCCGGCGGACTTTGAGGCGCTCCCGGAGGAAGAACAGCAGGAGGTCGCCATGATCCTGGATCTGGCGGTCTCCTACTGCGGGAGCTTCGCCGGACTGAACATGGACGAGGAGCAGCCGGATTCGGTGTGCTACGCCGTGCTGGCGGTGGGCGCGGAGATGTATGAAAACCGCCAGATGACCCAGCAGTACAGCACCCAGAACCCCACAGTGCTGCAGATCCTGGCCATGTACAGCACCAACCTGCTCCCCACGGTGCCTGAGGAGGACACGGAAGGGGGCGGCGGGTGAGATGCTGGCATACTTTGACCGCCTGACCTCCAAGCTGCAGACCAAGGCGGTCCTCAAGGAGATGGCCGTGGCCCCGGTGAAGGACGCGCTGGGCCAGTATCCGGTGGGGCCCGTGACGGTGGCCACGGTGTGGTGCCAGGTGGTGCCCCAGACCGGGAGCCTGCTCAGCGGCCGCCAGGGAGAGACCGCCATCTCCCGGACCACCCACAAGATCGTCATCCGGTACCGGAAGGGGATCACGGAGGACATGTGGTTCGAGGTGGACGGGGTTCGGTATGACATCCTGTACATCCTGGACCCGTATCTGAAGCATGTGCAGCTGGAATGTTTCTGCGAGGTGAGGAACGATGGGGATCCAATCGGGGTTTGACAGTCACGAGCTGGACGACCTGGCCCGGCTCATGTATCAGACCGCCCAGAAGCACTACCCCAGAGAGGCAAAGGACTTTCTGAAGGACCAGGGCAACAAGGGACGTCGGGTGCTGCGGGCCAAGACCAAGGCGGCCACCAAGAAAAAGACCGGAAACCTGCTGAAGGGCATCCGGAAGGGCCCCGTCCACAAGCACGGGGATGATTTCCAGGTCCGGGTGTATAACAAGGCTCCTCATGCCCACCTCATCGAACACGGGCACGTGTTTTATCACCGGGGAAAGAAGACCGAGAAATACGTCCCGGGGAAGCATCCGGCGGCGGCTGCCACCAGGGAGCTGAAAGCGGAGTTTCCCAGGGACGCGGAGGCCTTTGTGGACCACTTGATCGAGGAGGGATTTGAGCTGTGATCACCATCATTGACGTCATCCGGGCCCTGTCCGGAGTGTTGGAGTCCGTCACCGGCTCGGCCCCCACCACCAAGGACGTCACAGAGGGCTTTGAACGCCCCTGCACCTACCTCCGGCCCCTGGCTATGGAGCCGGAGGAGGCCCACGGGCTCCAGCGGGACTATCTGGAGATGGAGATCGTCTACTTTGCGTCCCGGAGCCGGCAGGGGTGGCAGGAGCTGCTGGATGTCCAGACCGCCCTGGCTGCTGCCCTGACAATGCCCGTGGAGGTCACGCCCACCTTTTTCATCTACCCGGAGGAGCTGGAGTTTGTCCCCAGACGGGAGGACATGTCCCTCACCTGCACCTTCTCCCTGGAGAACTACCAGCTGCTGCCCGGCGCGGACGGGACGCAGGAGACCATGGAGATCCTGGTCCAGAACGGGACCGACCAATATCAAGAAGAGGAGTGATTTGATGGGACTTCCCACGATTACCGTTGAATTTAAGACCCTGGCCGCCACGGCGACGGTCCGAAGCGCCCGGGGCATCCTGGCGGTGGTCATCCAGGACGCCACCGAGGGCGTGGCGTGGACCAGCAAGAGCTACGCCACCGCCGCGGAGCTGACGGGCGACGCCGCCGCTTACACGGCGGATAACCTGGCCATCCTGCTGCGGGCCTTTGACGCCGGCCCCAACCAGGTGCTGGTGGTCCGGGTGGGCGAGAGCGGCACCATCGCCCAGGCCACGGCCCTGCTGGACAAGCTGAGCTATCACTGGGTGTGCAGCCCGGTGAGCGCCTTCCAGAGCGGCCTGTCCACCTACGTGAAGGCGGCCAACGCCTCCGGAAAAATCCGGAAGGTGAAGGCGCTGGTGACCGGCGTCTCCGGGGCCAACGACCCCCACGTGGCAAATGTCGCCAACACCGGCGTGACTCTGAAGGATGCCGGATCCACGGAGGTGCCCATGGCGGAATACCTGCCCAGGCTGGGCGGGATCCTGGCGGCCTGCCCCCTGGACGAGAGCGTGACCTACTACGCCCTGGAGGATCTGAAGGCGGCGGTGGAGGTGGCCAACGTGGACACCAGCATCGACGCCGGCAACCTGGTGATCTTCCTGGAGGACGACACCTACCGGATCGCCCGGGGCGTGACCACCCTGACGACCCCGGGAACCGGCCAGACCGAGGACATGAAGTACATCGCCGTGGTGGAGGCCATGGACCTCATCCAGGAGGACATCATCCGGACCTTCAAGACCAACTACCTGGGCAAGGTGAAGAATAGTGCCGACAATCAGGCCCTTTTCTGCTCCGACGTGCTGGCCTACCTGAAGGCCATGGCCCAGGAGAGCGTGGTGGACCCGGACGAGGCCATCACCGTGGAGATCGACACCGACGCCATGCGCGCCGCCTGGACCGCCGCGGGCACCGACGTGAGCGCCCTGACCGACGCCCAGCTCAAGCGCAAGACCTACCGGACCTACGTGTACGTGACCGCCAGCTGCCGGATCCTCAACGCCATGGAGGACCTGGTGATGAGCATCACGCTGGCCTGAAAGGAGCGATCACATGCCTGATATTACTGCAGCCCGGCAGAGCACCTTTTCCCACAACAAGGTGTTCCGTGGCACCCACGGCAAGGTGTGGGTGAACAACCAGATCATGGCCGACGTGAAGACCTTTGAGGCCAAGGCGGCCATCGACTATGAGGATATGGACGTCAACGGCGACTACGGCCGGAAGAAGCGGTACATGGGGTACAGCATCTCCGGGACCATGACCCTGCACAAGTTTGACAGCTTCATCGTGAAGCTGTACAAGGACGCGGTCATGACCGGCCAGCTGCCCGACCTGAAGATCGTGGCGGCCCTGGACGACCCCACGGCGGACGGCGCCCAGCGGGTGGCCCTGTACGACGTGTATCTGGACGAGATCACCCTGGCCCAGTTTGAGAACCGGACCGTCCTGGAGGAGGAAGTGCCCTTCACCGCCGGCGGCTTCGAGTTCCTGGACGTGATTTAAAGGCCCAAGCCTTCCCCTCAAGGGGAAGGCAGATGCAAGGAGGAATGAGAATGGACAAGCACAAGAAACTGACCCTGGCGGAGCTGATGGCCAAGGCGGAGCAGCGGAAGGCGGCCAAGCCGGTCTTCGGGGAGGGCTATGTGCCCGCCCTGGAGGGCTGTCTGGTCCTCCAGAAGCTGCCGGTCTCCCGTTTTTCTGACATTATGGGCCGGTATGACGCCACGGACTTCGGCCAGGCGGTGCAGCAGCAGATCGAGCTGGTATACGCCAGCTGTCCCTATCTCCAGGACAAGGGCCTCCAGGAGGCCTACGGCGTCCAGGAACCCACGGACATCGTGCTGGTGATGCTGAACGACGACCTGGGCACCCTGGCCAGCCTGACGGCGGTGGTCATGGGCTTTTACGGCCTGGGCGAGGTCAGCGAAGAGGTAAAAAACTGATCCGGGGCGATGACGACCTGACCGTCATCGCCCACTATATAAACCGAGGGCATAGTCTGGAGGAGCTGCTGGGACAGAGCTTTCTGGAGCGGCAGTTTTTCCGGGCGGCCTGGGAGATCGAGGTGGAGGAGCTGGCCGCCGGTTTCGGCGCGCCGGTCCCCTCATCCGGCCCTTTGGGCCACCTTCCCCCCAGGGGGAAGGCAGGAAAGAGGTGAGCGCCTTTGGCGAACAAAAACGTTAATATCCTGCTGAAGCTGGAGGATAAGTTTACCAAGCCCATGGTCCAGGCCGGAAAGCTCACCCGAGAGCAGGCCCGGGCCATGAACAAATGCACCAGCTCGGTGATCGGCTTTTCCCGGAATGTGCGGTCGGGCTTTACCTCGGCCCTGGGCCATGTGGCCCGGTTCGGGGCGGCGCTGACGGGCATCGGCGGGCTGCTCTCCGTGGCGGGGATCAAGAGCTTCTGCGAGGACGCCATCGAGGGCTTCAACGCGGCCACGGAGGCGGAGACCAAGCTGGAGGCAGTCCTGGGGAACGTGCCCTCCATCATCGCCCAGGGCGAGGGCGCCGCGGCGGCGGCCAAAGACCGGCTGGTAGCCTACGCCGACCAGCTGGAGGAGGTCGGTGTGGTGGCGGGAGACGTGACCACGGCGGGCCTGCAGCAGCTGGCCACCTTCCAGCTGACGGAGGAGAGCCTCAAGCAGCTGATGCCGGGCATGGCCAACCTGATCGCCCAGCAGAAGGGCATCAACGCCACCCAGAAGGACGCCATCGGCTTTGCCAACCTCATGGGCAAGGCCATGAGCGGCCAGACCGGGGCCCTGACGAGAGCCGGCATCATCATGACCGAGCACCAGGCCCAGGTCATGAAGACCGGAAACGAGATGGAACGGGCGGCCATGCTGGCGGAGATCCTGGAGGCCAACGTGGGCGGGGTCAACGAGGCCCTGGCCCAGACGGACGCCGGGAAGATCGTCCAGGCCCAGAACCTGCTGGGCAGGGCCCAGGACGAGATCGGCGGGAAGCTGATGCACCTGAAGGGAGAGCTCTTCGCCTTCGGGGCCCAGTACATCCCCGCCCTGCAGAGCGCCGCCATGAAGGCAATCGACATGATCACGCCCAAGCTGGAGGCGGGCATGACCTGGATCGCGGAGCACACGGATGACATCAAGGCCGGATTTCTCCGGATCAAGGACGGCGTGGCCACCGCCTGGAAATTCATCCAACCGGTGCTGGGCTTCGCCCTGAAGCACGCCAGGACCCTGATCCCGGTCATTCTGGGCGTGGTGGGAGCCATCTCCGGTATCTCTATCGTGGCGGACATCGCCACAAAGATCAGCGGGCTGGTGTCGACCGTTAAGACCGTCATTACCGCCGTGAAGGGTTTCGGAAACGTCCTGTCTGTGGTGGCTTCGGGGCCCATCGGGATCATCATCGTGGCCATCGGCGCCGCTGTTGCGGCCATCATCTACCTCTGGAACCACTGCGAGGGCTTCCGGAATTTCGTCAAGAAGGCGGCGGAGGTCATCGTGGCGGCCTGGAACCGCATCAAGGACACGGCGGTGAAGGTCAAGGACGGGGCCGTGGCGGCGTTCAACACGCTGAAAACCACCGTCTCCTCCATCTTCAGCGGGATCAAGTCCGCCATCGGGACGGTGATGGACTGGATCCAGGGGAAAATCGACGCGGTGAAGAAGGCCATCGACGCCATCAAACAGGCCTGGCGGGACCTGACCAGCGGGCCGTGGGTGAATAACTCCGGCGGCGGCGCCTCTTATGACCTGCGGGGCCACGCCACGGGCACGCCCTACTTCTCCGGCGGCCTGACCCGCATCAACGAGGGCGGACGGGGCGAGATCGTGGACCTGCCCTCGGGGACCCGGATCATCCCCCACGACGTCAGCGAGAAGGCCGTGGGCGGGAACGTCTACAACTTCAACTTCTCCATCCAGGGCAACGTCATCGGCAACCGCCAGTACATGGAGGAGACCGCCCGGTTTATCACGGGCCGCATCAAGACCGCCCTGGCGACGGTGTGAGGAGGGAGCCATGGAATTTATCCTGAGTTACAACAACAACGAGGGCGTCATGGTCTTTCCCGTCATCACCAACGGCAGCGTGATGCTCTCCAGAGGCCAGGACAACCCCACCTTTGACGGCATGACCGGCCAGCTCCAGGCCCTGGGGACCACCAACCTGGCCAGCTTTTCCGTGGAGAGCATCTTCCCCCTGCACAGATACTCCTGGGCCCACACGGGCAACTGGGAGGACGGCTGGCGGTACGTGGAGACCATCAACGCCGTGCGGCTGCGGAAGATCCCCTTCCGGGCCATCTATCTGGATGACCGGGGCGAGGAGATCTTCAACCTGCCGGTGAGCGTGGAGTCCTTCGAGTATGGCCTGGACCAGGCCAGGGACATCGCATTCCGGATGGAGTTCCGGGAGTACCGCTTCGCCAGGACGCCGGCGGTGGAGAGCCTGCCGAAACAGGCCAGCGCCGCGGGGGCGGCGGTGAGGGTGGAGACCCAGCCCCTCCAGACGGACAGCCAGGCGGCGGCGGATGCCCGGGCCGGGACCATGACCATGCGGTCCGGGGCTGTGGTGTCCTCGGGGCGGACCATCACGATCCCCTCCAGCGTGAAGCAGACGGGCATGATCGCCAGCTTTACCTACTGGAGAAACCCCAAGGCGGGGAAAACCTGGGCGGCCGGAACCACCCAGCGGGCGCTGTTTGACCTCTGGACCAGCCGGGGCTGCCCGGTATCCAACAGCATCGCCACCCTGGGCGGCTACTACCTCATCGCCACCACCACGAAGTTCGGCAACGTGGGGGACGGGGTGTGCGTGTTCTTCGAGAACGGAAAGACCCTCCGGTGCATCATCGGGGACTCCAAGGGCGCCAACGTGGCCAGCTCCCCCTACGCCGGGGAGACCGGCAACGAGTACGGCCACGCCTACGGCAGCAGCGGCGTGGACGTGATCGAGTGGGAGTACGGCAACCCCAGGACCGGGACCAACCAGGCCAACGCGGAGAAGCTGAAGGCCGGCCTGCGGGCCCTGGGCATCTATGGCTGCAAGGTCACCAGGATGGTCAACCTGGGCTCCTGGCTGAATCAGTAAAGGGGGGCAGGCTATGGCAAGTTTTGTGTGGCCCACCAGCCCCAAGGGGCGGATCAGCTCCGGGTACGGCAAGCGGAGATCTCCGGGCGGCGTGGGGTCCACCAATCACCGGGGAATCGACATCGCCGGGGCGACCTACATCCTGGCGGCGGCCCCCGGGACGGTGAAAATCTGCGGCTACAACAGGTACCGCGGTAACTATATGACCATCGACCACGGCGGCGGGTACAAGACCCTGTACCAGCACATCAAGATGGGCGGCTATCTGGTCTCCAACGGCGCCAGGGTCGCGGCGGGACAGAAAATCGCCCTGGTGGGCTCCACGGGAGCCGCCACGGGGCCCCACCTCCACTTCGAGGTCCACGTCAACGGCATCACGGTGAACCCGCAGAACTTCAGCTACGGCACCGCGGCGGCCTTCACGGGCACATCCACCGCCTCCTACGCGGCGGGGACCAGCTCGCCGGAGGTGGCGGACCAGGTGACCACCTCTGCCGAGGAGGCCAGGAAGATCATCCACATCCCCCAGACGGAGAAGATCTGGACGGTCTACGAGACCGACAGCATCCGGCGGGCCATGGACGACTACACCGTCACCTGGCAGAGTATCCGCACCGGGATGGTCCGAGACATCACCTCCCGGGTGAGCGGACTGACGCTGACCGATGACGTGGGCAGCCTCTGCCAGGAGCTCAGCTTCGGCGTGGTGCGAGCCACCGACGACTTCTTTGTCCACAACATCGGCATCGGCTGCGGAGATCTGGTAGCCGTGGTCAACCACGGGAGCAAGGAGTGCATCTTCCTGGGCCAGGTCCAGAGCACGGACGTCACCACCGGCGACGCCATCTCCGTGCAATGCCTGGACCAGGGCCGGGCGCTGACGGCAAACGAGATCATCCTGCAGTGCAACAACATCCCGGCCAAGACCGCCATCGAGCAGGCGGCGGCCAAGGCAGGCATCCGGACGGTGAGCTGCCCCAATCTGGTCAGCTCCGTCTACAACATCTACAAGGACAGCCCGGCCAACATCATCCAGAGCATCCTGGAGGTGGTGACCGCCGAAAACGGTGTCAACTACTTCCCCCGGATGAAGGGCGACACCCTGGTCATCCAGTCCTACGGGAACCAGCCCATCCGGGGCTATTACAAGCAGGCGCCCAACCTGGCGGCCTTTGACATCCTGGACAACGCCGGGGCCCCGTCTGTATCCCGGTCCATCGAGGATCTGCGGAACGCCGTGGTGGTGTACTCCGAGACGGACGAGACGGTCTCCATCCAGGCCACCCAGGAGGACGCCGCCTCCATCCGGCTGTACGGAAGGCGGCAGGCTCTGGAGACCTGGTCCGACCAGGACACGGTCTCGGCGGCGGCCAAGGCGAAAACCAGGCTGGCCCAGCTCAGCCAGGAGACCGAGGAGGTGCGGCTGACCACCTACGGGGCCGACCGGATCGTGGCCGGGTGCATGCTCCGGCTGGATCTGGAGGACGCCAAGGGGGATTACTGGGTGATTTCCGTGTCTCACAGCCTGAATCAGCCGCACATGATGGACATGACACTGAGGAGGGCGCGATGAGCTGGGAACATGAGATGGCCCGGGAGCTGCGGAGCAGGGACAACCGGCAGGGCACGACGTGGTTTTCCGGGGAGGTGATCTCCCCCATCAAGACAACGGATGAACACGGACGCGCCACCTACCATGGGCCGCTGATCATCTCCTGCTTCGACGGGCAGGTGATGCTGCGGGAAGCACAGCTGCAGATGCTGGCGGGCGTGCCCCAGGCAGCCGGGGAGCCGCGGCTCCACGACGGCATGACGGTGGCCCTGTGCGGAGACCCGTTCTCCGGGGACCCGGGCGCCCTGCGCGCATTGATTTTGGGAGTGGTGCAAGATGCTGTTTGAAACGAGGACAGAGGTCGCTGACGTCCTGATCGAGCCGGGGTACACCCTGGACTTTGACTGGGCGGCGGAGACCTACAACATGGAGCGGGGCACGCCGGTGGAGGTGAGCGGCACGGAGGCCGTGAAGGCATGGCTCAACCTTGCGCTGCGGACGCCCCAGGGCAGGTACGCCATCTATCCCTCCGACTTCGGGGCCAGCCTCTACGACGCCCTGGGGAAGAAGCTGCCCAGGGGGGCGGTGCTCTCCGAGATCCGGCGGCAGCTGAGCGAGAGCGCCCGATACTGCCCCACCATTGAGGACATCAGTCAGGTGGTGTGGGACGGCCAGTCCATCACCTGCACCATCACCCTGACCAACAACACAACGGAGGTGGTCACCATTGAGCCTTGATATGGAGAGCATCCACGAGGAGATGCTCGCAGCCATCGACGAGAAATACCAGAAGACGCCGGGATTCCCGGCCTACGATTTTACCCGGGCCTTCGCCCTGGCGTGCATGAGCCTGTCCGAGGACATCGCCGTGGCCGAGAGCCACCTCAACGTGGAGAACCTGACAGGCGTGGAGCTGGACACCTTCATCAGCCAGCACCGGGGCATCTACCGGCGGGACGCCACCTGCGCCGAGGCCACCCTGCGGATCGTCTCCGGGGCCGATGAGATCGAGATCGAGATCGGAGACCTGTTCTCTACGGAGTCCGGGGTGCTGTTTGAGGCCACCCTGGACGGGACCTACACGGTGGGCGACACCTTCCAGGTCCAGGCGGTGGAGGGCGGCGAGAGCGGCAACGTGGCCGCCGGGACCATCACCTACATGCCGGTGACCATCGCCGGTCTGGGCTCCGTCACCAACGACGAGGCCGCCTCCGGCGGGTACGCCCAGGAGACAGACGACGAGTACCGGGAGCGGTACTACTACGACCTGAAATACCCCTCCAACGGGTCCAACCAGCAGGCCTATCGGAGCTGGGCCACCTCCGTGGCGGGGGTGGGGTTCGCGAAGATCTTCCCCCAGGCCCTGGGGAACAACACCGTGGAGGTCTGTATCCTGGACCTCAGCATGGAGCCGGCGGGGGCCGGGCTCATCGCGGACGTTCAGGAGCTCATCGACCCCAACCAGAACGGCGACGGCGCCGGGATGGCCCCCATCGGAGCCGCCTGCACCGTGACCACCGGGACCAGCCTGGCGGTGAACGTCTCCGCCACCCTGATCCTGGCCGCCGGGGTCTCTCTGGCGGGAGTGAAGGCCGAGATCGAGACGGGTATCACGGAGTATCTGCGGAGCATCGCCTTCCAGCAGAACTATGTGAGCTACGCCCGGATCGGCAAGGTCATCAGCAACGCAGAGGGCGTGCTGGACTACTCCGGCCTGCTGGTCAACGGGGCGGTGGCCAATCTCAACGTGGGCGACAGGCAGACGCCGGTGACGGGGACTGTCACGCTGAGCACGAGCTGAGGTGCGGCCATGACAGTGAAAGAATTTGCACTGAATCAGCTCCACTGGATCGTCCGGCGGGACCCATGGGTGCGGGAGCTGTTCCTGGCCGCCGGGGTGACGCTGGATGAGATGGCGGAGCGGATCCTGGCCATCTGGCGCTTCGACGATTTCTCAAAGCTGACGGAAGCGCAGACGGCCTACTATGAGAGCCTGCTGGGGCTGACCACCGACCCGGCCATCCCCCTGGCGGACCGGAGAGCGGCCGTCCAGGCGGCGTGGAACCGGGGTCAGAGGCCAAGCCTGGAAGCCATCCAGGGCATCTGCGACGCCTGGGAGGAGGGCGGGATCCTGGCCAGCTACGCCGACGGGGTCCTCACCCTCTCGTTCCAGAGCAGCATCGGCGTGCCGGACAACCTGGCCGCCCTGAAGCAGGCCATCGAGGCCACTGTCCCGGCCCATCTGGTGGTGTTCTACGACTTCCGCTACCTCCTGATCCGGGAGGTCCACGAGGTCATGACCCTGGCGGAGATGGACGCGGAGCCGCTGAACCACTTTGCCAGCTAACGAAGGAGGCAGAACATGGCAGTACAATCCGTGAAATTTACCCTGAACGGGCAGACCTACGACCTGACCTACGACAGCACCAACAGCTGCTGGAAGGCCACGATCTCGGCGCCCAGCGCCACCAGCTGGAACGCCAACACAGACCACAAGTACCACGGCACGGTGGTGGCCACCGACGACGCCGGAAACTCCACCACGGCCACCATCACGGACTTTGCCGCCCTGGGGCTGCGGGTGCTGGAGAAGACCGCGCCGGTCTCTACCATCACCTACCCCACGGCGGGGGCCTACATCACCAGCTCCAAGCCCACCATTACCTGGACGGTGACGGATGCCGGGTCCGGGGTGGACCCCAGCACCATCAGCATCAAGGTGGACAACGGCGCGGCCATCACCAGCGGGATCACCAAGACGGCCATCACCAACGGCTACAGCTGCTCCTATACGCCCAGCAGCGCGCTGAGCGAGGGCAGCCACACCATCCAGGTGAACGCCAGCGACAACGACGGCAACGCCGCCACGGCCAAGACCGCCGCCTTTACGGTGGACACGGTGCCGCCCTCCCTGACGGTGAGCGCGCCGGCAGAGGGCCTCATCACCAACCAGAGCACCTGCACGGTGAGCGGCACCACCAACGACGCCACCAGCAGCCCGGTGATCATCTCCGTGGCGGTGAACGGCGGGACCCCGGCGACGCCCACGGTGAGCGGGACCGGCAGCTGGTCCACAGACGTGACCCTGGAGAGCGGGGCCAACACCATCACCATCGTGGCAACGGACAGCGCCGGGAAGACCACCACCATCACCCGGACGGTGACGCTGGACACCGGCGCCCCGGTGATCACGGCGGTGACCCTGACCCCCAACCCTGTGGACGCGGGGGCCACCTACGTCATCACCGTGACGGCCACCGACTGATGGTGGCCCGGCTCTGGGGGACGGCCAACGGGACCCCCATCACCTTTTCCCGGGGCAGCGGCGACACCTGGGTGACCACGGTGCCCGATTCGGGCGCCGGCACCTGGGTGCTGGCCCTGTGGGCGGAGGACGAGGCGGGCAACCAGGGTTTTTTTGCAACGGTGAAGCTGCTGTACTCCGCCCGGGACCTGCGGTGGACCGCCCGGATCCTGGACCTGGGCCACGGCGTGGCCCGGGAGGACGTGCGGGCCCTGTTCACCGTGGACGGGCCCCTGGCCCGGGCAAAGGACGAGGCCCTGCACAGCCGGGCGGAGACCACGGACATCGGAGAGGAGGCGCTGGCCTAGATGCGAGACGACAAGAAGATCTTCCTGCTGGGAGAGCGGCGGCGGGTGAGCCTGTATCTCTGGCTGGAGAGCGGGCTGGCCTGGACGCCGGAGAGCCCCACCTGGACGCTGCTGGCTCCGGACGGGACCACGGCAGGGAGCGGCACCGCCGAGGCGGCGGAGACGGCGGAGGGGTGGACCCTCTCCACCCTGTGCGAGCCCACGGCGAAGGGAGAGTGGCTGCTGCTGTTCTCCTTCGACCTGGGGGAGGAGCACGTGCGCCGGGCGGTGCGGATCAAGGTGGTGTGATGGATGCAGCCGGAGATCACGTCGGTCACGATCTCGCCGGCCACGGTGGCCGTGGGCGGGAGCTATCTCGTGACGGTGGTGGCGGAGGACCCCATCCTCACCATCAAAAAGGCCCAGGGCATGACACTGGCGGAGATCCAGACCGTGACCCTGGAGCGTATGTATGAAGGGAGCTGATGATTTTTGGCAAGCTACACAACGAACCTGAACCTGCTGAAGAAGAACCCCGCGACGGAGGGGAGCGACACCTTCAATATCACCACGATGCTGAACGATAACTGGGACAAGATCGACAGAAAGATCGGGAATCCGGCGGAGCTGTGGGTGTGGGAGAAGAAAATTCCGGCCAGTTCGTCGTTGGGGACCGCCATGAACTACCTGGTGCTGGAGGGTGGGGATAGCGCTAACTACGGTGTCACGTGGAGGACTGCATCAGAAATAGAAGTTGACGCTTACGGGAACGTTTCTTTAGTTAACCCAACAACCGTTAGCATTTCCCATAACGCCTATACAAACGCAAATAATTTAATCGGAAAGTATATCCAGCTTTCTGCTGGAGCCGCAGGATATTACGACACCAGAGCTTCGGCAACTGGCATCTATTATATCCCGGCAACGGCATCGGTTTCCCGTGGGTCTGGTTCAACTCATCCAGAAGGAGGCATAAGCCGCTCTTACTGTGTTTTTATAAGTGAATTCCAACAAGTTACCGGAACGGGTGAAATGCACATTACCTACCTCATCTCCCCCACCTCAACCACCTACCCAGAGGACGGACAGAGCGGAGACTACTGGTATACACGGCTGGGGCAGATTGGTGGATGCGCACACATCGAAACCGGGTCGTATGTGGGGACGGGGACGTATGGTAACGGTAATCCGAACAGTTTGACGTTTGGATTTGTGCCAAAAATCGTAGTTGTCGGCGGATGCAACAACATGGAAGGCGCATCGTATCGACTCATCATGATATACGGTTCGCCATACGCTACAGTGCAAATGGGCAATTCGTCAGGTGACACATACTTGTTCTGGTCAGACAAAACTGTTTCTTGGCACAACCGCAATGGAGCGACAACTCAGATGAACTCGTTGTACACATACTACTACATCGCCATCGGCTAAAGGGGTGAGACCATGTATTATATCAATTCACAACCTAATGAATCTGGCAACCACGGGAATCCGGTCTCCAACCTGAGCGAGGGGATGGCCGCCCTGCCTGACTACCTGCTGTCCGCCTACCTGGAGACCATGGGGTTTGCCATCCTGACCATCGAGGAGGACACGGTGACCGCCGTGGCCATCAACCAGGCGGCTTATGACGCCTATCAGGCAGACCACAAAGAGACCCCGCCGACGGCAGACCGGGACTATGAGCCCGGCGAGTACCTGACCATGGACGACACCCTGTACAGGGTCCTGCTCCCGATTTTCGCCGGGTCTCCCATCACCCCGGGGACCAACGCCGAAGCAACCACCATCGAGGCCGAAATGGCTATGCTCAATAAGGAGGAACATTAAATGAAGTACGCTATCATCAAGGTCATCAACGGCAGTTATTCCGTCCACGCCGAGGGGTATTCCGACGTCAACGCCGCAAAGGTGGCTTACCACGGGGTTTGCCAGACCCTCTGGAACGCCGCCGACGTGGCCACCGCCATGGTCATGATCGTGGACGAGAACCTGGACTGCGTGGAGCGGTACAAGGAGTATATCCACCACGCCGCTGAGTAAAGGGGGCGCAGAGATACGATGAGAGGAGCGTATCTGACGGGCCAGGGGGCAGTGAGCGCCATCGTCGCCTGGCTTTCTTTGAGGCTGGGGCATCTGTTTGCGCCGCTGGTCATCCTGGCGGCCATGATGGTCATTGACTACATCTCGGGGATGCTGGCCAGCAAAGCGGAAGCGATCCAGCATCCTGACGACCCTGCCTATGGCTGGAACTCCCGAAAGGGGGTTCTGGGCATCCTGAAAAAGGTGGGATACCTTATTGTGATCGCTGTGGCGGTATGCCTGGACCAGGTCATCATCCACGCCCTGGCCCCGGTAGGGGTCCAAGTCCCGACGAATGTCATCTTCGGCCTGATCGTCACGGTCTGGTTCATCCTGAATGAGATGCTTTCCATCATCGAAAACGCCGGCAGAATGGGTGCTGACGTCCCTGCCTGGCTGGCCCGATATGTTGCGGTCATCAAGGGGCGCGTGGACAAGAAGGGAGAGCCGGAGGAGGAGGCGGGGCCGGATGAATAACCAGCCGATCTCTTTCCTCCAGACGGACCCCCAGTGGGCCAACGTATCCTACGCCACCACCGGCGAGGTGACCACCATCGGAGCCTCCGGGTGCGGGCCTACGGCCATGGCTATGGTCCTGGCCACGTGGGCGGACAGCCGGGTGACGCCCAGGTCCGAGTGCGCCTGGGCACTGAAGAACGGCTTCAAGGCCCTGCGGCACGGGACCTACTACTCGTATTTCGCCCCGGCGGCGAAGCGGTACGGACTGAGCTGCACCCAGCTCAACAGCGTAAGCATCTTGGGCAACGCAGGAAGCGGCCTCCATGCCCAGGTCCTCCAGTATCTGGCCCAGGGGGATCTGATCATCGCCTGCATGGGGCCGGGGAACTGGACCAGGGGCGGGCATTTTGTGCTGCTGTGGGACGTCGTGGGGGACGTGGCGTACATCAACGACCCGGCGTCCAAGCTGTCCCGGCGGACCCGGGGGAGCTGGAAGCTGTTCCGCCAGCAGGTGAAGTTTTATTTCCGCATCAGAAAGCCGGTCAGCGTGCCGCTGGCCAGAGAGGAGGAGCCTGAATTGACTGCTGCAGAAATCAGGAAGATCGCGGAGGAGACCGTGAAGGTCACCATCCAGAACTACGTGAACGGCGCCCTGGCCGTGGCCAACGCCGAGGTGGCCAGCGCCGCGGAGCCGGACTGGTCCCGGGAAGAGGGCTGGTGGCAGAAGGCCGTAGCCGCCGGGATCGTGCACGACAGCCGGCCGGAGAGCCCCATGAAGCGGGATGAGGTCGTGGCCGTGCTGGGGCGGCTGGGGCTGATCCCAGGGAAGAAGGATGCCAATGAGACGGCGGAGATGTTGGGGATGGATTGATTTTTGTTGTGTTTTCTGGTATGATGCAAAAAGAGCCCCGGGCGTTTGCCCGGGGCTCTCGGGTTTTTAAGGAGGTATATCTTCCTCGTAGGATATAGCGCTTTAAAAACACCACGCCCTAGTTGGGCTTCAGATCGATTTCCACCCGGAAATCTGACGGCTTTGTCTTCTTCTCTTTGTAATACGTCACCCGGTCGAGCACCGAGTGCAAAAGCGCGTTGCGGTGGGCGGCGTCCGAGTCTCCGTAGGCGGCCAGGACGGCCGCTATTTTTTCTGCCTGAGCACGGGGATCCGTGCGGGCGTTCCGGTCCATGGCCGCAAGGAGCTCCGACTCCTTTGCCTCCAGAGCGGCGATCTTCGCCTTCACCACCGGCATCCGCTCCCGGAAGGTCGGCAGGTCGTACTCGCCCAGCTCCAGCAGCTCGTAGAGCCGGTTCTTCTGGCCCTCGGTGGTCTTCTGCTCCCGGCGGACCTCCGCCAGCAGGGCCTTGTAGTCCGCTCCCGGCGGCAGCTTCGCCTGGGCGTTGGTCGAGGTCAGCTCGTCCAGGATCTCCCGGAGATGCTGGAGGATGCGCCGCTCCACGTACTCGTACTTCGCGCTGGCGCAGCAGTTCTTCTCCGGGCAGTAGAGATAGGGCCGCCTGTCTTTCGACCCCGCCATGATCCGCTGCATGTGGTTGCCGCAGACGCCGCAGTAGACCAGCCCGGCCAGGGAGCTCTTGACCGTGCCGTCGTTGCTGGGCGGGTGATACCGGCCCGCCAGGATGTCCTGGCACTTGTCGTAGAGTTCCTTGTCCACGATGGCCGGGTGGAGACCGTCGGTGATGGTCCACTTGTCCCGGGGATTGTAGATGGTAATGTGCTTCTCGTTGCCCCGGGTCCCCTTCTTGACGTGGCTTTTCTGGTTCCAGACCACCTTGCCGATGAAGGTGGGGTTTTTCAGAATGTGGGCCACCGAGGTCCGGTTGAACTCCGCCGACCGGTGGGGACGGGCACCCAGCAGAGTCAGCTGCCGGGCGATGGCCGTGCAGCCGTAGCCCTCGGCGTACATCTGGTAGATCATCCGCACGAATTTGGCCTCGGGCTCGTAGATCTCCAGGGTGGGCTTGCGGTCCACCATGGTCTTGCGGTAGCCGTAGGGGGCGTTGGCCACGTAGCAGCCGTCCTGGATGGCCTGCTGGAGCCCCCGGCGCAGACGCTTGTTGATGATCTTATACTCCCGGCGGCTCATGAAGGTCTTGAACTCCGCCATCTCGTCGTCCAACTCGTCGGCCAGGTCGTAGGTCTTCTCCGGGGTGATGATCAGGGTGCCGCTGTCCCTGAAGGTGTCCAGGATGATCCCCTGGTCGTGCATCCGGCCGCGGGAGAGCCGGTCCAGGTCCATGCAGAGGACGGCGTCGTAGCTGCCGGCCTCCACGTCCTGGAGGAGCCGGAGCATCTCCGGTCGTGCGTACAGGCTCTCGCCGGAGACCACCTCATAGTAGGTCTCGATGATGTGGACCCCGCTGCGGGCGGCGAAGTCGGCCAGGGCCTTGCGGTGTTTGGCCAGGACCTCCTCGGTCTCCATGCCCTCCTCCATGCGGGATTTGCGGAGATATTGGGCCGCGTCCATGAGAGGTCACCTCCATTTTGGGCGCAAAGAGCCGCCCCCGATGATACCGCATCGGGGACGGCTGTCCTTATTTTGGGGCCCGATTCGGGCACTTACAATACGTATGACGCGATGAGCTTGCCGATCTCCACGATGTCGCACCGGCCGGAAAACTCAAATTTCACCTTGCCCACGCCGGAGAAGTACAGCTCCAGCTCGCTGTCCAGGTCCAGAGTGCCGGCGGTTTCCACAGAGAAGACGGAGATCTTCTTGTAGGGCATGGAGGTGAAGTCCTGCTTCTTGCCCGTGAGGCCCTGGACGTTGACGGAAATGAACCGCTTGTCCGTGAAGACCACGTAGTCCCGGATGCCCTTGTAGGCGCTGATAATCTTCTCGTCGGGCAGGAGCTGGGCGTAGAGATTCTGGCCCAGGGCGCCGGGGTCGGTCTGCTTGAGCTTGACGAAGGTTCCGTTTTTGAAGTCGATCATGGTTGTTCCTCCTCTTTTTCTTTTCTGGCGGCGGCGTGGACCTTCCGCAGTTCCTTCGCGGTCTCCCTCGCCTTTGCTTTGCTTATCCGGGTCAGAGCCCGGTCGAAGCCGTCCTGCTCATCCTCCGCCACCATGCGCCAGTCCATGTTGTAATATCCATCAGCCAGATCTTCCTCGTCCAATCCGGCCTCGATCACGTCAAGAATGGGAGCCTCCGGGTCTTTCTCCCGGGCCTTCCACATCGCCTGCCAGTTCATGGGGATATAGCGGTACGTCTTGATATTCTTGACGATATAGGAGAGCTCGTCGTGGAGGGCCAGCATGTCGCGTCCGGCGTCAGTCAGGCGGATGCAGCCGTCAGCCTCTTCGATGATGCCCGCCTTTTCGCACCGCTTGAAGCAGCCGCCGAAGCTGAGCCCGGCGTAGGCGTTTTTCATGTCCCAGGTCATATAGTCGGGGCCCCACTCCTTGCCCTGCATCAAGCGGGCGTAAAGGAGCTCAACCGGACCGATCAGCTTCTTCCGGGCTTTCGCCTCCTTCTCCGCTGCCTTTTCAGCAGGGTCCTTCTTCTTCCCAAACCCAAACAGCCCCATAACGGCCTCCTCCCGCGCCCCATCCGGGCGCTTATTTTACCCAGCTATCTCCACCCAGCCGAAGTCCGGGGCGAAGATCACATCGGCGGCGTAGATGTCGTCGGCCTGGAGCTCCTTGTCCCGCAGCTCCATATCATCCCGCCAGAGATGCCACAGCGCCATGTGCCGGAGCTCATGACGCAGGGTTTCTTCTTGTTTGCGCTGACAGTACAGCGTGTTGATGTATATCGTGCAGGTGCCGTCCGGGTTGGCCCCGATGGCTCCCGGGACCCCCATGCGGGGGAAATCCTCGAAGAACAGGAAATAGTCCACGTCTCTGTAGTATTTCAACGATTGTCGTTCCTCCGCTTAAACTCGATGAAGTCCACGATCTCCTGCAGCTGGTCCTCGGTCAGGTTGGCGTCGGCGTCCAGGAGCAGACGCAGACCGGGCCCGGCCAGAACCTCCCGCGCACTCTCATGGGGGACTCGGGCGTCTGTCTCCCGTCCCATCAGATAATCCACGGTGACGCCAAAGTAATCAGCTACGCTCTTTTTGACATCATCGCTGAGGCCACGCTGTCCGCTTTCGTACTGACTCAGGGTAGAGTTTGCTATATGCAATTCTTTCGCCAGTTCTTTCTGTGTCATTCCTTTGCGCTGTCGAAGGAACTTTATGCGATCTCCGATGTGCATATCATCACCCTTTTTCACATATCGTGAAACAAATGTACCATAATGTTCGCAGTCTGAAAATATAGTTTTGCAAAACATGAAAACTTTCTATTGACATTTGCAGATAGCAAAACTATAATGATTTCACAATCAGCAAACATGAAGGGGGTGTTCAAGTGAATAATCTGGTTACCCGCCGGATCGAAAGGCGGATGACACAGACGGACGTTGCCAAGCGGGCCGGCATAGCGACCTCAACGTATTCGCTCTATGAGAGCGGTACGCGCACGGTCCCGAAGGAGAAAGCTGCCCTGATCGCGGAGGCCCTGGACTGTCGGATCGAGGATATTTTTTTACCCGTAAAGTTTGCTGCTAGCAAATTGTCGGACAATTCTTTTGCTGAACCGAATTTTGGACAGGAGGAAGCGCTATGAAGGTCATGAGAATCAAAGAGCTCCGGGAGGAGCGGGGCTGGAAGCTGGAGGCTCTGGCCGCAGCCCTGGGCGTTGCTCCGTCGGTCATGCTGCAGTACGAGATGGAGGTCATCCTGCCCAAGTCCTCGGACCTGCCTCTGCTGGCCGGCTTGCTGGGATGCGATTACAACGATTTGTACGCTGTGAGGCCCTATCGCTATGATACCGCCTGACTCACCCCGGGTCCAGGGCGGACCGAGACACAAAACCACCGAGAGCAGGTCCCCCGAGGACCTGAAAAGGAGAACGCCATGTACAAAAGAAACATCTACAAAAACTCCCGCATCAGCGCTGGTCTGACCCAGGAGCGCGCCGCGGAGAAGCTGGGCATTAGCGTGGAGTCCATCAAGGCCTACGAGTCCTACAGCCGCATCCCTCCCTTTGACATTGTTGACGCCATGTGCATCATCTACCGGGACATGGCTCTGGCCTACTTCCATTCGCGGATCGCGTCAGGCCAGATCAAGGTCGTCCCCGAGGTAGAGGTCCTGGACCTGCCCCGGGCGGCGCTGAAGCTCATCAACCGGGTCCTGGAGTTCGCCGACAAGCGCCAAGACAAGACCCTCATGAAGATCGCCGAGGACGGCGTCATCGACGAGGCCGAGCGCCCCGTCTTCGAGGCCATCATCGCCGACCTGGACGAGCTGATCCGGGCGGCTATGGAGGTCAAGATCAGCCAGGAGCGGCAGGAGTAAGGACGAGCCGATGGCTCATAGGATGACAGGAAAGGCGGTGAGCGCATGGCAGAGATCCGGAAGACCGTGGAGACCTACATGGAGACCATGGGCAGGAAGACCTACCCCGTGACGGAGACCCGGCTGCGCAGCGACGAGCCCTGGGAGTATGAAGTCACCCCGGGGGAGTGGAAGCTGGTGGACGCGGTGACCATCTTCGACGCCGGTAAGGAGGGGACCAGCCTGGTCTACACCATCCACCGGGACTACACGCCGGAGCAGCGGGCCGCCGGCCGCAAGCACATCCAGGAGGTCCTGGCCAAGTGCATGACTGAGCAGGGGCTCTGGTGACCGAGAAAGGAAGAGACGACATGATCACAAAAGAACGCCGGGAACAGCTACTCTGGCTGTTCGAGAACGAAACCAGCGAGGACGAGACCCAGGACTGGCGGGACGATCTGACCGACGAGGAGGCCGACATGGTGGCCCTGTGGGAGCGCGTCTACTGGGAGGGCCTGGCCCGGATGTATCACGACCTGGTGGAGACCCGGGAGAGAAAGGAGGCGGCGGGATGATCGAGGTCAGAGTGACGCAAAAAGACGGCAGCTTGGATGTGGAGTGCGGGTTTACCGGCTCAGGCCGGGAGGTCGTTACCGAAACCGCCGCGGCGGTCCTGACCATTGCGGCGAGGGCCGAGTCCCTCACGCCGGGAGGCTCCGCTGCGTTTCGGGCCCTCCTGATGGAGGTCCTGTCAAAGGATGGGGTCTGGGACCGGTCCCTCATTGTTACCCCGGAAGACCAGGGGGCGGTGCAGTCATGACTGACGACCGCCAGCCGGCCTATGACGCCGTGATCCCCGCCCGGGTGCGGTACGACCCGGAGCTCCCCGACAAGGCAAAACTGCTCTACGGGGAGATCCGGGCCCTGGCCAGCCGGGAGGGGTACTGCTGGGCCAGCACCGCCTATTTCTGCAGGCTCTACGGGGTTTCCGACGAGTGCATCAACGGCCACCTGCGGGCTCTGGAAAAGCAGGGCCACATCATCCGGGAATGTCTCCGGGACGAGGACACCAAGCAGGTCCTGGAGCGCCGGATCTGGGTGGACCGGGGCAAATATCACGACCGAGACCGGGACCTCCCTCCCCCAGATTATCGGGGGACCCCTCCCCAAGATATTTTGGGGACCCCTCCCCAAGAAATCTTGGAGGAGAATAGTACAAGTAAGAATAGTACAAGGAAAGAAGACCCCCCTGTAGTCCCCCCAAGGGGACGGCGCAAAAAAGAGCCCAGAGAAGCCCCGGACTGGAAGCCCGAGCGCTTCGCCGGGTTCTGGAAGTTCTATCCGCGCAGCGAGAACAAGCAGAAGGCCATGGACGCCTGGGACAGGCTCAAGCCCTCGGACGAGCTCATCACCCGGATCGCCCGGTCTCTGGTGGTCCTCAAGCAGACCCGGGACTGGCAGGAGGGCGTGGGCATCCCCCACGCGGCCACCTTCCTCAACAACGCCCGGTGGGAGGACGCCGACGGACTGGTGTCCCAGGGGACAAGCTCCACCGGCTGGGCGCCTGATCCGGAGGTGATGACCTCATGAGCGACCTGCTGGTCCAGGACGAGCTGGAGCTCAGGGTCGTGGGGACCCTGCTCCTGTCGGACCGTCAGCTGGACGAGACCCTCAGCCTCCTCTCCCCTGCCGACTTCACCCTCACCGGGGCGAGGCTCCTCTACCAGGCCATGGGCAAGCTCTTCCTGGCCGGCAAGCCCACGGACCAGCTGTCCGTGCTGCTGGAGGCCGGGGACGACTGCCAGGCCGTGGTGGACCTGATCCTGGACAACCACCTGTGGACCTCCGACGAGGGCCTGGTCCACTACCGGGAGGAGCTGCGGGAGCGGTCCAGGCTGCGGCAGGTCCGGGAGCTGGCCGAAAAGCTGGCCGCCGCCGAGAGCGTGGAGACCGCCCAGGCCCTGACCGGGCAGATCGCCGGGGCCTTCGCCGCCAGAGGGGACGCAAAGGCTGTCACCCTGGGCGAGGCGGCGGTGGACTTCATGACCGCCCTGGAGGCCAGGCCCGCCTATCTGACCTGGGGGATCCCCCGGCTGGACGAGGAGCTCTTTGTAGAGCCGGGGGACTTCGTGGTCATCGGCGGTTACGCCTCCAGCGGCAAGACCCTGCTGTCCCTCCAGATGGCCCTGGGGCTGGCGGAGGCCTGGCGGGTGGGGTACTTC